CAGAAACACTCGTTTCTCCACCAAATAGATCTCTAATACTAGGCTGAGTAGAACTTGTTAAAGGCTCAAAACTACCTTGAGAAAAAGCTGATTTTACATTCTGAGTTCCCATGCTTACATCGGAAGCAATATTATCCATAAATCCTGAAGGACCTGTTTTAGGACCTGAAAATCCAGCTGCTATGGCACCTGTGGCACCCCCCACAAGAGCGGACTTGAAAGCATCTTTTACGCTACCACCCTGAACCAAAGTCGTAATTCCTGCGCCAAGAGCACCGGACATAACAGTACCTAATCCCGGAGCAAAGTAGTTAAGTGCCATAGGTATTATAATAGGGGCTGCTTTCTTTAAAGCTTTTCCTACGCCCTTGGCTATCTTACTTACAGATTTAAAAATCTTTTTGAAGAAAAACTCCGGTAAACCTGTTGTAGGGTTCAAGCTGTTTTTGCTCTCACCAACAACATATCTTTCTGGGTCTTCTACACCTAGTTCTTTTAAATGCTTAAATATACTTTCTTTTAAAGCAGGGTTCTTTTCAATCAAGGCCCGTGGGACGATGAGCTCGCCTGTTTCAACGTGGGCCACGGTGTCATCACCGTAACGACCGAAGTTCGCCATCTTTTTTCCAACATCCGAGAATTGAGCAATACCGTTCGTGCCGAATTGCTCTCGGAGCTCTTCGGCTTCCAGCTGTTCAATCTGCTCATCCGTCATTACAAAATCTGCAATACCGCCTGCAGGTATGGTTTCTTGTTTAAGCGCTTGATCCATGTTTAGTACCTTACCATGAAAGTTTTACTTGTTCAACTATATCTGTGTTATCGCACTTGTTGTTATTCTAGTCTTAATTAGTTCTTGTATACTAGCTACAACAAGAAGTCTGTTTGCATTTGCTGCCTGTACTTTAACAATATCTCCGCCTTGCAATATTAAATCTCTTGTTAAAAGTTCTTCGGTAGCATGACCTGCAACAATTTTTTCAAAAAGCTCAAATACGTTACTGTCTTTGTCTGTCAAAGTAACTGTTAAGGTATCTCCATTGTTGCTGCTGTCATGCACTAATATTGAATTAATAACAGAAGCATTTGATTCTGCTCCAGTAGGTGCCGTATATAGTGTTGTTACATCCGTAGTTGTTAAATCAAGCTTTGCATTTGTTAAACCTTGAATATATTGAGGAATACTAGATACTAACATTATCGTCTTCCATCCTCTCTTATACTAGCTCTTGGCGTACCAAGTTTATATTTAGTTCCTAATGATGTCGAATCAATTCGTAAAGCAAAAGACCTACCTCGTAAACGATAGTTTAACTTTTCTGTAAATTGTTCTACAGGGCTAGTTGCTGTTCTTTGTGTGGTACCAGATTGTGTTTGTAGAAAATTACCTCCAGAAAAGTTTTTAGCTTTAACAGTAAAATCAACATCTGGGTTTAAACTGGTTGATCCGTTGAACGTGATATCTGGTATAACTTCTGTTAAAAAGACATACTTGTCACCATCCCCAATATCTATTGGAGCAGATTCAATAAAAGATGTCATAGCAGATCCGTCATCATCGTATCCCACTTCATGGTTATACATGTACTGACCACCTGTTGCTATAGGTAGTGTTCTAATACCTCTATCAATCCATGCTTGACGAACCATTGTACCATAATACCACAGTTTTTCTGAATAATTATAGGCAACATATCTGTCTATTTCTAAACTATTTTGTGTAGGATAAAACCATAATATCTCACTAAACTCTGAATTTACTCCTACATGAACCTTGTTACGTTCCTCAAAGTTAAAATCTAAAAACACTTTATCTTTTACAGTACAAGGCAACTGAATAGTTTGACCTCCTCCATAAACATAAAAAGTATCTACCCCCATCCAAAACACAGCATCTTCTACAGCAATAGCAGAATAAGGACTCATTATAGTTATGTTTTTTGATAGTTCTTGCAAACCAAAAGTAAAGGGAGGACCTATAAATTTCATGGCATGAAGCGTCTTATCTGTAAAAACAAGTATCTGTTGTTTGGCTTCAACGGCTTGAACGAAGGTTGATCCACCACCAAGTCTTAAATCACCTGCTGTATTGGTAGCTGTTGGAAACCATTCAAGAGGACTTTCTTGTGATGAGAATCTAATCAACAGTGGATCTTGTACCCCGTTCCCTTGAATTGCTGTATTACTTGTATTTAATCCATCGCATCCAAAAGCAATAACATGTCTGTCTTGGTCAGATACAAGTATCTGTTTAGCTTTTTGAGGTACACTTGTTTTTGTACCTGCAAGAGTACTTAATTCAACTGTTCTCGTCCCTAGACCATTTGACTTATCCCAATAATATAAAGAACTATCTCTTGGATTAATTATTAAATCTTCTCCAAAGTTATCATGCGACCACAACCTAATCTGTGCACCGGGAACCGTGACACTCGCTGCATTGCCCCATCCAATAAAATCATTCTCTGGATCTTCGTTGCCTAAAGCCAATCTAACAAGAGTATTGTCTGCATGAGTCGTGGCAGTCGTGCCACTATGTCCACGAGTTACAACCATTGTATTATCATCGGCTGATGCTGTTACCCTCATCAATTCATTACCTACAAGAATAACATCTCCTTCTGTGGTCATACCTGTTTCATCATCAACGTCAACATCTGTTTCACTTGCATCGAGAGCTTCATTTAACTGTGTTGCCAAAGCACTAGAAGTTGTACCACTCCATTGACCTGCACCCCAACCAGTTCCACCTACGGTCACATCAAGACCTGTGTTTATTTGATATGTTCCAACAACACTCGCACCACCATTACCTGTGTCTGATGCGTTAGCTGCTATGCTTGAAGTAATCTCATAAGAGTTGGAACTTATCAATCTTGTAATTTGGTATTCTTGATTAAGAACATCGGCTGTTATATCGCCACCTAAAGTAACTGCTCCCGAAAAAGTAACAAAATCATTTTCATTTGCACCGTGGGCCGTGTCTGTTACAGTTATGGTTGTTGATCCATCTGTCGCACTAAAAATAACTTCTCCAGCAGATGTTGTTGCTCTGATAGGTGTAATATCATTAAAGGTTTGACCTTCTTCTATGTAATATTTAAGATGAGTTCCCACACCCATAAAATCTGAGCCGTCTAAAGCCACCCAGTTATGCAACCGTCTTGCCGACCCTTGAAAAGTGTTTTCACTATATTTAGACCAACCACCTATCTTTTCGGGGAAGCCAAATCTAAACCTTACCTTATCACCATCAACATAACCACCTTCATTACTTTCAGATGTTATGTCAGAAACAATACCAGGTTTAAATTTTAACTTAGTTATAGGCATTAAGCTATTCTCCCTGCTACTGTTCCATTGTTTGTCAATGATACATTACTTTGCCCTAAAATGTAATACCCTGCTGCTCCTGCATTAGTTCCCGCTGATCCAACTGTTGGTGCTGTTGATGGATAAGAAATAGTGGTTCCCGAACCATCTGTACCCGTTGCTCCATTTGTTCCTGCTGCTCCTAATGCACCACCATTTCCTCCTGCTCCTCCAGTACCTGCATTAGTTCCACCACTTGCACCACTTGCACCACTTGTTGCCGACTGTTGAAAACCTTGACCAATTCCTCCCGCACCTCCAGTACCTGCTGTGGAAGGTGTGTTCACACTAAGATTCAATGTTGTTCCCATATTATTATAAAAAAAGGATCCGTCTGGAGTAGATGACCCATATGGACCTTGAGTATAATTACAAAAATAATAAGTGGTATTTGCAGCTAAATTAGCTTTTACACCACTCCAACTTAATCCACTGCCATAATCAGCCCCACCTTGACCAACACTTTTTGTATCTTCTGATGTACTTATATTAACTACAGGTGTTCCACGATGACCAGTTTGACCATCTTCTGGAAAAGGATCGTTTATGTAAGAAGACAAAGAATATTCTGCTGCTGTATTAACTTGAAAGGAATACCACATTGGGCCTCTATTAGAGATGGTTGATGTTACAGAAGTTCCTTGTTGAACATTCAATCCCCATTCGCCACTTCCTATACCAGACCATGCTCTTGGTCCAAATTGTGTTAGAACAGAATAAGGAACAAAGTCTGGTTTATCACCTACTTTATCCACAACACTTGATATCTGAGCAGCGGTTGCTTGACTACCGACACCACCTCCACCACCATTTCCGCCACCTCCACCACCACCTTTAATGTTAGCTCCACTATTATTTATTACATTAATACTAACGTCTGCTTTTAAAGCCGTACCACCATCCGTTTGAGCGGCACCACCTTGCCCATATAAATTACCAGAATTATTCACTGTAATAGTACCCGCACCACCAGTTGTTAAATCCAAGGCTGGTGTACTAGAAGAGCTACTATAGACTGATACACCTGAATTTATGACTATAGTTTTAGGGTAATCAACAGAATAATCGTCTCCAAAAATACCTGTGCCTGATTGTTGAGAGGCATCTGAAGAAAAAGTTTTTTGCCATCCTTTGGCTTGCGAATAAAAATCATTAAAACTTATTGCTCCACTTGTAGGAACATTTGCCGCTAAATTAGTTGCTGTGTTATTTGCAGCGTTAGACTTAACATTTGTATTGGCTCCACGATAATAACTAGCCATGTCAACGGCTCCACTGCCACCAACAAATTCAGTTCTTATGTCTGAAGCTGATATTGCACCCGAAGCCGCTAAAGTCATTATGGAGTTCCAAAAGCTGTTATGTTATCTGCTGATGTTACGGCACCACTTGATGCTAGTTTAAAGACTGTTGTTCCATTATATTTGAAAAGTAAATCATTGTCTCCAATATCTAATTCAATAGACCATTTACTAGAGCCAAACAAAATAGCGTTACCATTCGTGTCTAAGTCACCACCAAGTTGTGGTGCTGTATCATTAACGAGATCAGTTGGAACTAAAGCTACATTGGCATTGGATCCTGAACCATCGGCGTACACAATGTTTGTTGCACCATTAGCTATTGTTACAGTTGTACCTGATCCACCACCTTGTTTAATCGTGGCTGCTTGACCACTGCTATTTTTAAATATATACCATTTTTGTTGATCGTTGGGAGCTATTGTTACATCAAAAGCACCTGCTGGAGTTCCTGACAAAATAACAATTTTATAGTGTCCATTAGACAATGTACCATCAGTTGCTGTTAAAGTAGTCGCACCTGTAATAGCTAAAGTAAGAACTCCATTTACCGTTCTATCTATGATATCTAAATTATTATTAGTGGTTATACCCCAGGTTCCAGCTTGTTCGCCAGCCCCTATCTTTTCTAAACCACTATTACTTGTATATGTGCTTGCCATTGTTACCTCATACTTCTATTTCTGTCCAAATCTCATCTCCAGAAGGATTGATTGTTGTATATGTTTCGTTGTCCGCAGGTTGTATATTAATATATAAAATAGCACCTTCAGTTGTTTGAGTAAACACGGTTGTTTTAGATACTGAAGCCGAAGCTGTAAAATTAGCGTCTGTTCCCACTTCAAATTGTGGCTCAAGTGTTGCATCTGCCAACCTTACTCTTGTCCCAACAGATGTTTCTGTAAAATTAAAGTCAAGATCAGCATTAGCTCCAGCACTTATATAAATAGCCGTTGATGTTTGAGTGGCAGTCGAACTCATAGAAGAGACACCAGACATGATACCCACACCTGCATTTGCAGATGATGCAATACCACTCATTTCGGATATACCTGCTAATAGAATACTTTGATCCGATAGAGCGTATTCAGATAGAGCAGATGCACCTAACATCAATCAGCATCCTCTATTGTGTTGCCTTCAGCTACCCATTCTTGGATTGCTTGGTAGTGTCTGTTGGCAGGGTCTAGTGGAACTGATAGTTCTCGACTACCAATGGTTGCTTGGATACAAATATTAGTACCTTCGTCTGCAATGTATTGTGCTGATGTAACATTCATTTTATTCATTGTTATAACTCCGAATCTGCATCAAAATAGTTAGATGTGTTATCCTTATGGTGAATCATAAAAGCAGCACCCAAACTAGCTCCTGTAATAGCAAAACCTACCATATTAGCTCGTTTTCCAGACCAACTAGAACCAATGCTTGTAACATCTTGTGTTGACGCAGCAACATTTCCTGATAATGTGCCACCTACTCCTAATGTAGGTAATGCTCTCATATCAACAGGATTTGGAATAGTTGCTCTCCCTTCAGTGCTACTTTGACATAGACCAGAACCAATAGCGTGAAAATTAGCTCCAGTACTTCTCCAGTAATACCTCTGACACAAAGCTAGTTCTTCCCCATATGACCTATGCTCAAATGGTGTGGCTTGTTCGCCTACTTCTAGTTGGATGCCAGTTATTGCCCAATTATTATCTGTACTATCTGAAAAGTTTACTTGACCTGTTGCACTTGAACCATCTGCTGCTGACCTCCAAGATGTATTTAATGTACCACCTTGTACTGCTGACCCTGCAACTAGCCAAAACTGTATTTCTAAAGAACTTGCATTGTCATCATCAAAAGCACCAGTAGTATCAGCAGGAAATGTAAGAGTGTATCTACTCCAACCAGTGTCTGATACTGTGTAACTTGCAGATACGTCTCTGTTATTATCTCTGTCATATAATTCAACACAGTAAATGCCAGTTTTATTTGTTTTAACATAAAAAGATAAAGTCATTCTCTCTGCATCTGATGTACCTTTTTTAAACTGCTGTAAATCTTGACCTTCAAGTTTATGAAACAACTTTACTTCTTCGTTACTAGCAATTGAAGTATCAGCAGTTGTTACATCTAGTTTTAAAGAATTTGCAAATCCGTTTGGTGCATCACTATCTTGTGTAACTGTGTATACACTTGCTTCATTTTGCATATATAGCTCAAATCTATCTGCATGGTATGCAGTATTTGACACTGAAGTAAAACTTGTACCTCTTTGAAACACTTGCATCGCACCATTTATAATAATATTCCTTCGCCCACCAATCTGTGAATTGGTTAGGACTTCACCCATCTTTGCTAATTCTGCTGCTTTGGTCATGCTAGGTCTCCTAAAGAACTATGATAAACATTATCATAATCATATACTCCTGCAGCTTCAGTCCCTCCTCCAACATAAGTTGCAGAAACTTCAACGCTAGATGTTTTTATATCCGCAGTGTTAATTGGATTAATAACTTTTGCGTATGTGCCTAATTGATCTGAATCGTGAGCCATACCTCCAGAGTTTGTATAAGACTTGGCTGCTCTAAAATTATTTGTAAAGTTATATTTATAATTGCCTGTTCCTACATCAGTTAAAGAAGCATGATTAAAACTGTCTTCTGCGGTAGGTGTGCTATAACCTGAGTGAGCTATCCAAGCCTTTGTTGTACCCTGATTAATAGTAGCCACAGCAGTAGAGTTACCACTACTTGCATCTGTTAATGTGTTTACTCTTAATATACTTGCCATTATGCGAGGTCTCCAAATACTTGTGCAAATGAGTAGGTTACATCTCTGTTAGTATCATCATTTGCTTCTCTAGTAATAGTTCTAAACAAAGTTGATGTGGGTGGTTCAGCTTCGGTTGATAAACCAAATCTAACATTATCACTATTAGCAATAAAAGTACCAGATGCACCACCCACTGAATATTCAGCACTACTCATATTATTAGCTATTGTAACAGTTGTAAGACCTGTGCCTTGGTCAGTAATACCTGTCATGTTGAAGCTATCACGAACAGCTATTGTTCCTGTGCCATTCATACTAAGCCATGCCTTAGCCAATCCTTGTTGCAGATTAGTTGTTGTACTATTGCCTTCACCGACAACATCTATAGAACCTGCTGTGGTTACACCTGTAAATTTATCTACTTTAAGTTCACTTGCCATTATGCTAAGTCTCCGTTTACTACTGGTGAAGTTGCATTACAGTCATGGTTTGTTTGCGCACCACTTGTATTTGCAACATACCCAGTTTGATATCTAAAAGAAGATGTAGTAAAATCAACATTTGATGAGTTTCCATTTATAAATGTTGCTTTATCATTTAGAGCTAAAGCAAGTCCTGACATTGCATAAGTACCTGCTCCCCCCATATTATTAGTGAATGAGTGACTATAATCACCCGTTCCATTATCTGTTGTACTTGCTTGATTAAAAGAGTCAGATACAGATGCAGCATCGTTATGTTTAATCCAAAACTTAGCCAACCCTTGCACAGTATTCTGTGTAACTGCACCACCCTCTGACACATAAGTAGACGTATTACCTATCTTAACATTCGTGCCACCTGACCCTGCTTTATCTACAATGGTGTCTACATTTAATTGACTTGTCATACAATACTCCAATATCCATTAACAGTAACTGTAGCATTGTCCTGTGTTATAGGACCTGCTGATACACCATTCTCATCACTGTCTATTGTAATGTCTGCACTGATTGTCTGTCCATTTAATCTGATGATTGAGTCGTTGCCTTTGAATGGGTATCTGTTATCTGATTCAGTCTTAGTGTAAGTCTCATTAACTGAGAACACATCATACACAACCATCTCAATGATGTCATTTAAACTAGCAGCTTGTACGAGTACAACAGTTGTACCTGTAGTTGCAGTGTAGTCATCTCC